TTGAGGAACATTTGCTTCGTCTAGACGTTGAATTGCAGCGCGTACAGCGTTGTCGTCTAACGCAGCAGGGTCGCCAGCAATCGTACCAGTACTAGAGACAACGATTTGCTGTGTAGTTGGAATAGAGGCGCGAAGACCGAGAAGGGAGTTATCGATGTCACGCGCCATTGCGTAAGCTGCTTCAGAGATGTAAGGTACACGAAGACTGAAGTTAGATTGCAAGTCGAGGATGTCTTCAATCATGAAGGACACTTCCTTGTACTTATCAACCTTCATTTCCCAGTTTTCACCGGGAAATGACTGTAACCGAACTTGAGTTTCAGGTAACTTATCAAAAACACCCATTCTCTTGATGAGTGGGACTTTGATGGTGTCACCCTTCTTACCAGAAAAGTTAACCATTGTCGATGCTTGGGTCAGCACAAAATTTGCGTCAAGCTCTTTCTTTAGTTCAGTTTCCCAAATTTGAGGAATGAACGCGGAATTAGCTTGAAGCGTATTTGCACTGCCGTTGTATGGTGCATGTAAAGCCATGTTGTTGTTATCCTACGAGTCCGTTGTTGTAAGCGTGTGTAATTTTGTCAGCGTTTGCGCGGTACTCATCTACACTCATTGCATCAATTTGCGACTGTGTGAACAAGAAGCGCTTTCCGCCTGTGTTTGGGCTGCTTTTCGTTGATTTTGTCTTAGCACTACCAGCTTGAAGACTGCGCCAAAGAACATCAGCACCTTTAGGGTTGTCGTACAAAGCTTTATCAGCTTTAGACATCTTGTTAAAGTACGGTTTGATTTCCGCCAGACGAGATTGAGTCTCTTTAATATCTACACCCCATAAGGCAGCAAGCTCATCCTGCTTTGCTACAATTTGCTGAGCGATGCGTACGTTCTTAAGTTCCGCCAAACCTTCGCGCAAGTTGTCAGCACCACCAACTTCTTTGAATACATCTTGAATTGCTTTAGCAATCTCAGTGAACTCTTTCACCTCCATACCAGTTTGTTCAACAAAGTAATTAGTGAACTTCTCATCGAGCGTCAGAGGTTTGTCATCCTCCTCTGGTGGTGTCTCTTCTTCTGGAGTTTCTTCTTCGTCACCGTCAATATCGGGTAACTCAATAAGGTCTGTTTCTTCTACTGGTGAGGGTGCGTCTGGGTTTACCCACACCTCCTTACCACTTTCATCCAATAAGGTTGCCGCTTTGTCCGAGATTGGGGTCAATTGCGGCGCTGGAGACTGTTGGCTCTGCTCCATCGGTGATTGTTGCTGGTTGTCCATACGAATCCTTTAGTTGATTTAGTAATTGATTTCCGCCATCTGTCTGCATTTGTTGTTCAATTGCGTTGACAGCGCTTTGTCCGCCCATTTGTCGAATAGGGTTCTCAGGAGCTTTTTTAGTCTTGAGAAATTCTTGAGGGTCGTCAAATGGGAGGTGTCTCATTACCCTCCTTAGAACTGCTTCTTTGTCGATGAGTGTCGCCATCTCAGAGTCTTGGTTGACAGCACCGAGAAAGTCGTAAATGTCTTGGAGTGCTTTACGTTTTTCAATAACGTGGTCACTTCCTTTTGCATCTACGCGCACCTCAACCAAGTCTGAACGTGTAATACGAGCATAGTCGAACTTACCTGCCTCGTCTCCAGCGTATCTGACAATCGCCGCCTTACTTTTGTACTGTCGGTAAATATTGAATATCTTGTCGATAGCTTTTGTGAGTCCGCGCTTTTCCAATCTACGGTGTATACCACTTAGACGGTTGCCTCCAGCTTCGCGCACTGCTGCGATTTCGGCTGCTGTGACACGTTCGCCGCTTCTTCCCATACCTGCACCAATAAGCGGTCCAGTTGCAGCATTTTTATCAATACTGCTTTCCATGTAATTCGCCTCTTCGTAAGACGTTTGAATGTTCCACTGAGAAGGAGGAATCGGTTTTATATCGTCATGGTCATCAACTTCGAGCACCCTTCCCGGCTCTGCGTATAAATCTTCCGCGTCTAGCGTGGATGATGGTTTCTTCGTCCACATCGGGCTAGTTGTTAGTTCTATACCGTCCAAACGTTGATTTGTGAGGATGTTAAGAACGTGAATCATACCTAACGAAGATTGAAGCGCACCAATACCGTACACCATGTCTACTACAGGGATAAAGTTGCAGTAAATCATGGGAGTGCCGCTTTTATACAAGTTTGGTTGTATGTTAAGCAGAAGATTATCCGCAAAAGTGACGACAACATCTTCGTATTCACAACCGTCTATAATAATACAGCCCCAATACTCATAAATTTCGCAGAACTCATCTACTGAATTACGCTCAACAGACTGCAATCCTTGGAATTGACGCACTTTGTCGAACTTATTGTAGCTGCGTGTACCATGCACCTTCAACACTTCATACTCGTCTGTCAAAGGAAACTCATCAGATTTGGTTTTCTCCATAACTTCCGCGCGAGTCATCATAACGCGGCGCACAACGTTAGTATCTGAAGGGTCTTTTCCAGCAGCATCCAGCCAAAAATCGAACACATTAACGAGTTCAATTTCTACAGCGTCGTCATCGTCATCCCAAGGAAAGAATAAACAACTGTTTCCAGTGATGATAAGCTGTCGCACGAAGTCGTCAAACTTAATATCAAACTCCAAGTCTTTTAACTCATCACGCAAAAACTTTCGGAGCACCCTCAATAGGTCTGTGTCCGATGGATTACGCGGCTCAATGTCAAACCAGTTCTCGTTTGGGAAGAGTGCACCCATCAGGTATGCGTGAATTGTTTCTACAATCTCAAACGCCTTTCCTCTGTCAATCTTGTGCCGCCAATCTGTCCCTACATTACCTACAGACTTTATTCGTTGTGCGCGAAGCTCATTTTGCGCTGCGTGAGTAGCGAGGTACTGCGCCCAACTTTCTACCCAAGTCTCCTCCACCTCAATTCTGCTGTTTTTCATGTCGTTAAGTTTTGAGTTAACGTAATTTAAAACAGCACCGTGGTCGAGTTTCTTTAGAGACTTCCGCCGTACTTCTTGTTTATCGTCAGATGGGTACATCTAACCTCTCCTCTCTTGTTTACTTTTTGTCGCGTTGGTTGTGAAAGCTGCACAATAGCAGACACCACATCCAAGCAGTTATCTTCATTACCTTCTGGATGTTGCCTTAGCTCTTTGACAAATGGGGTATTGATTTGCACCCAACTTACGACAAATAACTTGTTGGTTTTTATTAATGGTTGCAGCGCGTTAGTAATACGCACCTTCTTATTTCCTGTCTCAGAAACAGTTTTAGTTACAAGCACCTTCCCATAAGTGGTGCGCTCTCTTTGTATGGCGTGTGGTAATAGTTCGCCGACACCTCTAACGAGAATGTTAACAACAGTGATACCATAATCAGTCGCCAGTTTGTAGATTGTGTCAATTGTTTCTGATGTGAGTGTTTTCTTTGACTGTAGATACACCACATACATGTTCAATAACTCATCTTGTCCGCCGACACCGATTGCAGTTTTGTCCACGCGCCCAACCTGTTTACCAGAAGCAGGGTCAACAACAAGATGTAGACGTATTCTCTTTTGAACACCTCCTCCAACATTTATGGTTGCGTACCCGTCTTTCGTAAAACAAATCTGCGGAGGTGCTATCCAACTTACTGCACCTTCATCAAGTATTACGTCCTCGTCTGAGATGTGTTTAAGTAGGTATTGCGCGAAGAACTTCTTGCGCGACATGCGCCCCATAAGAGACTCAATGTACGCATCGTTAAACTTCTCTGGGTAGGTGTACCCGTCTACATTGTCTACACCATTCAAATAAACGTTTGCTTCAAATGTGCAGAATTTTAACGTCTGCGCGTTTGCTTCAATGTAGCTGTAGTAATCCCAAGGATAGTAAGGTGTGCCGATAACGTACATGCTGTTACCAACCCACTCACCGAAGGTGGGTGTAACTTGGTCATAAGATGGAGGGTCTAGTACACTAAAAGCGTCCATCGCCCAATCTTTGATTTTGTCCGCCTTTTCTTCGTTATCGCTATTCTGGAAATCTACCGCGTCATCGTTTATGATTAAGTCGTAGTGTTCTCCAGTGTTGGTGCTTAAAACAGAACCTGCAACAAGTGTCGGTTCTTTAAGTTTCTTTGGGCGCAACACTTGAATTGCTTCGCGTGACCATATGATTTTCTTATCTTCTGCTTCGGTGTCTTCGCGACTGATGTTTCTTTTTCTGCGTGATGCTGCATCTAGTGAAGGCACAAGATTTCCAGAGATGTGTTCGCGCACATTCCACACTGCTTCTTGCAATTCTACACTCTCTAGATATTGTCGTACTTCTCTAATGAACATGCGCGACAAGTCTTTAGTGTTAGTGGAGTACAAGATGCGAATATTAGGGTTACGATAAATGCGCCAAAGTATATAAAGGACAAGCAACGTGGACTTTAAATGTCCGCGTGACACCTTCATATACTTTGACGCATAAGAGTAATCTTCTAATTGCGGTGAGCATAACTCGTCCATCATCTCAAAGTGAATTGCAGAAAAATTCTGTGACCCACCTTTGTACTGTAAAGCATCACACAACTCCCAAGGGTTGTAGAGAATACTCATATCAAAGCATCGACAACTTCATCAAGTGTTAGCTCAGTAAATCCAGCCGCAACATACATAGGCACGTTAGCCTGTGGAGATATATTCTCAATTTCAGATTGAGTAGTTAGCAAATAGCTCCACAAATCATTGGGATTTGTAATGTTTAGAGCTTCAGATTGAGAAAGAATCCACTGTCGTTTGTTCATTTATGTTGTTATTTCCATACTATTTAATTTAAAAGAGAACTAACAATCCGCCCAGCCAAATTATAGTAGCCAGCAAGAGATAAATGGCTTTTATCTGTGCCAGACAGATACCAATTTTGAGATGTCATCTCCGAGGCGTTTGTCAATTCTGTAATATCTACCACGCTCATCCGAGGATTGTTTGAAACATAATCCTTGGATGCATTCCTGTAGTTTATTAATTTAGAATCATCAGGAGTACTCACTGGATGAGATGGGACGACTAACCAAAATAATTGCTCAATAGCCCACCCTTGAGAAAGCCAAACTGCCTCAAATCGAGTTACTAAAGCATCCAAGTTGTCCGCAAAAGCTGAAGCGCTGCTCCCATCACTAATAGCTTTACTACCTACACTTGCAAGCACCTCATTGCGGTCGTTCAAACCACTACTGACCCAGATTACAACAATAGGAACTAAACCTTGAGCTTCTTGCAGTCTTCTTGCTTCTTTGAAGCAAGTAATGATAGTGGCATCTGGGGTTGATTGAAATCCCGCAGCCATACCTCTTAAAGATTGCCCCCCTACTCCATGCATAGTGTGGACACTACAGCCACTTGACCTATTATTGATTTCAATGCGATTATACAAAGCAAAAACAGCGCCAGTAGAAGTAGCTTGATTTGGTAGCCACCATCTGCAAGATGTATTTCGATTTATAGTGCTAGTCTCTCTTCCTGACGGAATATCAATCACCCCATAAGCTAATGAATCAGAAGCTCCTACACAAGAAAAGCTCGCAATAGCGCCTAAATTATAATATGGTGGTTCCTCACTCCTAAACTGAGCGCCATTAATAGCCCCGCCATTTGTAGCAAACACCCCAAAGCAGTAATGCCCCTTAAATGCGCCATTGATATCCCATCGACCATTTTTGTCCAAGACGATACCATTACTACTGATAAATGCGTTTACTTCAGAGTGGGGGATGTACGCATACTGCTGAATACCCATAGGCAAAGCCCAACTATCTGCAAAAAAGCTAGGCGCACCTGTTATTTGTCCATTGATGTTATTGTTGCCGCCATTCAAAGAGCTATAAAAATAGCCCTGTCCAGTACCGTTCCCATTGTTATTGTTCGCGCTTATCCATCCCGTAGCGTACAAACCAAATTGATTTGAGAGCGCATCTTGAAAACCCTCATCCCATCCGTGTCCCCCTAAAAGTTGATTGCTATCACCAATCATTAAAAAATCAATACGCCTATAAGCAGCTTGTTTTACAGCCCATTTTGTTGTTTGCTGCTCACTATCCCTCAATAATCTTCTAGCGAACATTAGTACACCTCACAAGATGCTTTTGCTGTCATCGTTTCACCATTAGCAGCAGAAGTGAATGTAGCCTTGGCTTCCAAATACCACCACAAGCTCGTTGCTTCAAGTGGTGTGATAAATCTAATATTTTTTGCAACACCAAACACCTTACCCTTATTTACGGACAAGGTAAGTGAGTATCCTTCAGCGGGTGTGCATGCGTTAGGAAATGTGTTCGTGATTAAAGAACCATCAGACACAGAAGCGCCTGTTACTTTACTATCTTCATCTTTACTATAAAACACTACTGCAAGAGACATGCCTGATGGTATGGTAGTGATGTCAATAATCACTTGGAAATCGTTGATGAACAACGATTGTCCAACACTACCTACATCAGTAAACACACCTCTTCCTCCATAGCTGGCTCCAGCCACATACGCGGTAGTTCCAAAGGTTCGCGTCAAAGTTGCCGACACAGGTTCCTTGACTTTAGATACAAGACTTTTTACGACAGGTGCAGTTTCTGAATTGTTTCTGTCGATTTGTTTTAAAGCGTACAATTCTTGAGACGTAGGCATAATAGAAAGGCGGTACGCTTGCACCGCCGATAAAGTTTATTAAAGTGCGAAAGATAGGTATTCGGCGATTCGCGCTCTCCAACGGACAGTCTTGGAAGCAACACCTGTAACAGTTGCGATGATGCTTTTGCTGGTATTGTTGTAAGTGAACACCAAACCAGAAGAGGCACTCCCAACAAAATATTGTGAGAAAGGATTTGCGTCAGTTGATGCAGCATCCCATTCGAGTGCTGTACCACTTGCGGCGACCGTACCTGCGATGTTAGTTACAGACAGTGCAAAGCGTCCGCTTGCGTTTACAGCCGCGTCTGTCACGTTCCAGCCGACAAAGAAACCTTGTGCGATGATTAACGTGTTAGATGGAATGATTAGCCTACTGTCAGAATTTGCACCTCCATCAAGGAAGATTTCAGTGGCGGTCGCGTTAGTGGTTACACCTTCCCATTCGATATTAGTGAAGTTGCGCTGGCGGAGTGCATCTCCTAAAAGAGCACCCTTCTTCTCTTGTAGTGTACTAGGCGTTGTCATACATACTCCGTGTGCGTGTGAGTTGACTTATTAGATTTGTGCGTGATGTATCTGTCATAGCGCTGTTGCGCTTCTGTTTTTCTTTGTTGGTGTTAGCAACGTTGTCAGTGAGCGCCGACTGTTTCTTTTGTACCTCACCAAATAGTGACGCTTCATTCTGCGCCGCCGCAGTGTTGGCGCGCTCTAGTAAAGATGACCGTC